TCATTGGGGCTTGGCTCCGGGTTTCGTGCTAATCTGACCAAGGGGGAGGTATGCGGGTTATATTGTTTTATGTAACGTATGATGTCATCATAATTCTTACCATCATTAACCTCATTAGTCTTAATCATTGTACTAATTTTATAATCAAAGTCATCACTATTAAAATCAATATCACCACTGTAAATACTACTATCAAAATAAATGTCATCATCATCACTATCCTCCATATCTTATTTGTATAATATGTATATTAAAAAAGCATTATATCCACGGTTTTAATTCTAATTGTTTATATTGGCGATCATGATTTAATGGTAATTCTAATGGGACAACAAGGGTACTTTGATCTTCACAATATTTAACATACCCGACTGCTTCATTATAAGTAGAAGAAATAGCATATTCTAAAACAATATTATTCAATGTTTCTATTTGTGAAGTTACACTAATATCCAATGAATTTTTAACATATTGTAAATAAACACTTCTCATAATGACTTTTAATACATCTACATTGGGGGGAGATATGACAAATTTAGAATTTGATTTTTCATAAACCCCTGCACGAATAGCATTTTGTAAAATTTGCACATTTTCGGCCGAAAAGTATAATTGAGATAATAAATTATTTTCCCAGATACCATATAAAGCATCATTATAACTAGTTGCTTTATTCTTATGCATTAACCGTTCTTGGATTTTAAACATAAAATCTGGATCAGAATTATCCAATAGATTAACACGTCCATTATATTTGTCTAAATTTAAAATATTATTAGGGTTGTCTATTATTTCTGGGTAAATCTTTAAATAGGACATTATAATGTATTTACAGAAATAAAATGTCTATATTTATTATTATGAGTTCATTTTACAATGTTACAATAATAATTGCGTTGGTTATTTTAATTATTATATTAATTATTTTAGCAATAATAATGAGTTTTAAAAACAAATCGCTCAAATATCCTCCTTCTTATGGTAATTGTCCAGATTATTGGAGTTATAATGCAGATAATAAATCCTGTCGAATACCGACTGTGACTGCGGGTGTACCGGGTCTGAATGGTGTACTACCGGCGTCAATATCAACTACAGATACTCCTGGTTACAATAGTAGTAGTACACATATTGATTTTAACAACCAATCATGGAATAATCTATATTCAACAAAATCAAAACAATGTGCATTAAAAAAATGGACAAATGATAAAAAAGTGGAATGGGATGGAATATCCAATTACAATGATTGTTAAACATTTCCCATTTCCCATTTCCCATTTCCCATTTTCCATTTCCCATTTCCCATTTCCCCACATTTTATTTTCCATTGTTTTATTTGGTGAAATTTTAATTTTTAATAAAATGGACGACTTTAGGTAAATGATAATAATATTCATGTTTGTTAAGGGCCGTTGTAAATTGGGTTAATATCGAGCCATTATTAGACGATTCTTTTACTGTTTTATTTTCAGGTTCTGGAGTTTCTTCTCGAATTTCATTAAAATTATTAACAATATGTTGTGATCGTTTGTCAATGACAAGAGGATTCATTTGCATAATTTCATATTTTAACATTCTTAAATTATGTATTTCTGGAAACAATTCTTTGATTTGAATATCAACGGCGGTTTTTAAAATATTAAAATTAACATTTTCATTGGAATCATAATCATAATCATTAGAATCATTAGAAGACAGAGAAGAAGAATAATTCGGATTTGTTTTGGAATATTCATTCAATAATTTTTTAATTGCCGAAATGATTTCAAAAATATGTTTTGTTTTCTCTTCAATACAATTGCGTCGAATATCTCCATAATAAATATCATTATGTTGTTCAATTAATTTTATATAAGTTTGGTGATTCTCTTCATATTCATCAATAAGTTCTTTAAATTCTGAAGTAGCGATAGAAAAAGGGGTATAATTAAAAACGGTTTTCATTTTGGTAGAAATAATCAATGTTTTTAATTCTTCTAAGGAACCTTTTGTAAAATGTAAGGATTCTTCATTATTATAAAACATAGAAGCGTTAATTTCAATATTTAAATTGCAAGGGGTAATGGTATTACCACAAACGGCGGTGTATATTCGTTTACGACAATTAAATATAGTTCCTCCATTTTGTTTACAATTAATACATTTAGCAACAAATTGTTTTTGTTTTAAGCGTTTTTTGGATAAACCATTTTTTTGTTGATCATCTTTTTTTTCTTTAAAAAGTGAGCGTTTTTTTTCAATATTTTTTTCTTCATATTTGTTTTTTAATTTAAAATATTCATTTAAGCTTTCCAAATAGTCAATTTTCGTTTGGATTTCGGTTTCACTAGAAGGTGGATCATCTCTACAAACATCAATATTAATATATGGATTATTTTCAGAAACAAAATCGACAACGGAGGGTGGAAGACCAATAATAATAATTGTTTTATTATTAGAAGTATGTAAAACACGTAATTTATTTAAATGAATAAGATTAAGGGATTTGATATGATTTTGATTACAATATAATTCTTCTAATGAAGAAGGTAAATGTTCAATTGTTTCAATATGATTATTAGATATTTGTAATTTTATTAATTTAGTACAATTTAATAGATCAATATATTGAATATAATTATTTTTACAATCTAAATCTTTTAAGGAGGAAGGGAGATTAATTAATTGTAATAAAAACTGATCATTACAATGTAATTTTGTAATACGAGAAGGCAATCCAGTAATTTGGGTAACTTGTCCTTTATTAGAAAAAATGATATGTTTTAATTGTGTAAACCCGTGATCTTCTAAAATAGAAAAATCAATATTTCCATGAAGTTCTTGATTAATAATCAATTCATTTATATTTTTGGGAGTATTTTCTAAAATATGAATTAACTCGGATTGTGCGGTGTTATTGTTTTTGATAACATTATTATGTTCTTTTAAAAACAATTCCATATAATATAACAAATCATATTTTATTTTATATAAAACAAACAGAGTTGAGAAGAAGAATTAGAATGTCCAAATTGTCCACATTTATTACAAAATGATAATATTTCTTTATTACAAATAATTTGTTTATAGTATTGTTGAATTTGAAAATCAATCATTTGAGAAATACGAGATTCCGATTCTGATTCCGATTCTGATTCTGATTCTGATTCCGATTCTGATTCTGATTCCGATTCTGATTCTGATTCTGATTCTGATTCCGAAAAAATAGAATTACTAAAAATACAATTTGCTTTTTTATTAAAACAATATGAATTTTCCAAAGACTCAAAAGAATGAATTGAAATAAAATTGTTTTCTAAAAACTCAATAAAATATCTACTAAAAATAGAATGAAATGTTTTATTAAGTAATGCATATGTATAGAAAATAAAATCAATATGATGGTTGTTAGGACTTAAATGACAAATATCATTAGCAATTCGAATTGATAATTTAACAATACGCAATGATTGACAAGAAAAACAAATCGGAAAAATCTGGTGGATTTGATCAAATGAAAACTCATTATCAATTAATTTAAAATTTTTAAAAAAGATGACATTTTTAAAACATTTCGCTAAACTAATTTTAGTTTCAAAAGATAAAAAAGATAAAATTTCAAATTGAATATCCTGACATTCGAATAAAGATGTAATATAAATCATGTAAATATATTTTCTTTTTGTAAAACGGGTAAAGAGGTTATAGTTGTAACATTATTCTTTTTAAATTCATCTTTATAGAAACGAATTTTAGAAAGTACAAATTGTTGATCTTTCATTAATTTATGTTGTTTTTCTTCATCGGTAAGAGGAGGTTTATATGAATAATATAATATTAATCCAGTTAGAATACTAAAAGTGACAAATATAACTACATTAAAAATAATATTATAATATTTAACACGACAATTATGGCAATTTTGTAATGTATTTTGCAATGCATATTTAAAGGTTGGTTCAATTAAATATGCTTGATTTTGAAAATGATTCATATTATAAAAAAACAAAAAAAAATAAAATTCAAAACGACGATCATTTATGATGTTATAAATATAAAAATAAATTAAAGTGTTCTTATGTAATTAAATAAAAACAAAAATAAAAACAATGGATTCAACTTCTTATTATTGTAATGTTTGTAATTTTACTACAATCAATAAACATTGTTTAAAAAGACATATGGCTACAAAAAGACATTTAAATATACAATTATTTCCCAATATATTTAAGGAAGAATGTAAAAAATGTCACAAAAGATTTAAAACGAAGAGTGGTATGATGTTACATTTTTATAAATGTAACAAAAAAAATGAGTTGATTTTAGGATCGGTTCAAATTGTAAAATCTGAACAGTCATTAAAAGTTCTTCCAAAAATATTTAATCTTAAACAAGAGTTTTTAACCATATTTGAGAATATAAATAAAAATATAGAATTATACAATACAATAAAAAATAACCGAGAAGATCATTCACAGTCGTCTGAATTTTAATTTTATGTGAAATTAATTATGATAAATTAGAATGTAATTTTAATTAAAAGATAAAATTACATTTGGAATTGATTTTTCATTTTTAAAATAATTTAATGTAAATTGTTGAGTATCTATCCATGTATTATTTCCTGAAAAACAAGATTTAGAACGAAATTTTCCTATATATTCTATTTGTTTATATCCTTGTTCTTTCCAAATTTGATATTCTGGTGTATTTATACAAAATAAAGAATTAATAATCCATTCTCCGGTTAGACTATCATATAAAATGATTTCTTCTGTACCATTTACTTTGATTTCAATAAATTCAGATAATCCATTTATTCCGGTACTCATCCATGTACCAACCAATACGGGTAATGTCGTTTCGTTTTTAAATAAAATAGATTTCATTGTAATATAATATTGAATGTGGAGTTTACATTTGGAATGAATGAAAAATCAATTTTATAAAATTAACCAATATGAAATTGCTAAATAACATAAAATAGAAATAATAATGGCAAAAACCCACATTGGTAAAACAGTTTTATGTTTATAACCTACCCCAAATGGTCGAAATCCACCTTCTCGATTATAAATCAAAGATGGTTTACTGTAATGAATAACAGAAAAAATAATTATAAATAAAATAACAGATAAATTTAATTTATTTCGTCTAACAAAACCTTTGTTCAATTTCATTATATATTACAATTATTATTTTTTATTAATGCTTATTTGTTTTGTTTTGTTTATATTGAGTGATTGATTTATTAATGTTAATAATCATCGGATTCATCTTCATCTTCATCTTCTGAATAATAACTTCCATTTGTAAAATCTCGATTAAGATTAAAATCATTTTGTTCGTCATTATTATTATTGTTATTGTCATCATTATCAATATTAATTTCAATTGGTTCTGTTGAATTATTAAAATTATTCATTTCTTCAAGCATACGTTGTAAAATTTCATCTGCGTCATATGTTTTTTTATCATATTGATAAATTTCTTTTCCAACATTCCATCGATTTAATTTAAACTTTTTCAATTGTTTTTCAACCCCTCGTTCTGATTTTCCCATATCATCAAAAATTTTAATAAATTTATCTTTTTCGTGTTTTTTTGTTTTAGACACATGATGATTAATATCTTGATAATTTAAATCAATAATTTTTTTATTTTGGATTTCATTTGTAATAAAAAAATATAATAAGGATGAAACATTATTATTTAATTGTGCATTATCCCCTTGTATAATTCGCATTTTTAAATCATTATCATTCTCAAAATCGTTGTCATCATCCAAGTCATTTTCTGTTGTTTCTTTTGTTTCTTCAATTCCATATAAAAAATTGGATGGAATTCTATTTTCATTTTCATTAATGGTTCTTCTATAATTAATAATATTGGTGATTCTTTCTAATCGAATTAAATCATCATTATTAGAAGTTTGAATAAATTCATACAAAGTAGACAACCATAGATTTTTAAATAATAATAAAACAGTATCTTTATTAAATAAAGAATAAAACAAAGAGGAATCCCCAGTTGTTTTATTAAATCCAGGTTTTAATGATTCGACGGGAATAGATTTAACTAATAAAAATATATCATTGCACCAACCCTGTACTTTTTGTAAATATTCTTTAAAAACATTATTTTCAACATCATTTTTGAATTTTTTTAAATCTTCATATTGTTTTTTAACAAAAGATAGTATATTTGTATTATGTGCAGTAGAAAGACCCCATTTATGATTAGGTATTTTATAGAAATAATTGGTATTAATAATTGAATGAGGGAATACTTTTGTGATATGATAAATAGAATTTCGTATAAATTGTGTAATTTCAATAAAAGAATCAGAATCATTTTTTCTCCAAACAATCAAATTTTCAATAAACGTTTCTATATGTTCCAATTCATTCGAAGGAATGGTTTCCCCGAATTTTCTCAAATAAATCATAATAATTTCACACATTTTTGCATTACTTTTTTCTAAATAATTATTTAACTGCATATTTGCATTGATAAATGCATCATTATTTGAAAAGTCTTTAATGTCATGTAATTCAAAGGGATCATATGAATTCAACACGTTTTTCAATAAATCACGTAATGGTTTTTCACATAAAGAAGAATTGGTCATTTCAAAATGATCTAATAAATCATTTAATGCTTGAACATTGGTTCCATTAAACAAATCGGGTTGTAAAATACGAATTGGAATTAAATTACGACGACGGATAATGGCCATTAAAGAATGTAAATCATTTTCACGAAATTGTTTGCCATTTTTTTCTAAAAAGAATATTTTTTCTAGAATGGACAAGGAATGTTTATAAGAAGGAGGTTTTTCTTTAATTAATATTTGTAATTCTTCGGGAATAAACATATTATTTTCAAAATTGCAATATTGTATAAATGCTTCATAAATATTGGTTTTAAAAATGGTGGTATTTGAAATATGTGGACGAATAAACCCAGTGAATTTATTATTAAACAAAAAGGGGGCAAATGATAATGTGTTTACTTCTTTTAAAATTCCAGAAAACTTTTGACAATTTTTAACCAACAATTCAATATTTTTGTCTTCTCTAATAAAATAATTTAATGGATTTATATCAATACCTTCATTGCAACAAGAATTTTCTAAAAAAGGGATTTTCGACATGGATTTAAGTAACAAATCTTTTTTTTTCACAATATTATTAATATTTTGAATAATTCCATGGGTATGTATAAGAATTTTACTTTTATAAATATTAATATAATCTCTTTGATTAGAATGACCTTGTTTAATTAAATCAATAAATTGACTATCAAATTCTTTTGTCGTTTTAGTCAAATTTTTAATAACATCTTTACAATCAACAATTGGTGGTAAAAAAGTGGTCCATTTATTGATATTATGTTCAATTGGAATAATATTTTCGGAATGGACAAGTAAATAGTCCCGTTTTCGTTTATATAATTCAATAATATCTGGACGATCAATCAAAAAATTATCAATGACTTCTTTAATATCATTCTCAAAATTCTCAACTTTCGTTTTATAAATTGAATTCCATGGAGAAATATTCGTTTTAATTTGATATAATACACATGAAATATATTTAATACCACTTAAATCCTCTACACCTTCCATTGGATATCCAGAAAAAGAACGAATACATCCAGGAAATGTTTTCCCGGATTGAATAGAAGGGATCACTGTTTGAACTGCAATTAAAAAAATAGAGGAAACAATAATAATAATAATTTTATTTTTATAAACATTATAGGGTGTTTGTTCTTTAGTAGACGTTTTCTTTTTCTTTTCAATTGCGATATTATATTTTGTTTCTTCCAAAATAATTTTGGTATTATTAATAACTTCATTGATTGTACTCATTACAAATTCATAGACAATTTCAAGCGAGATATTCATATTTTCACATAGAGTATTTAAAATATTAAAAATAATTTGGGTAGTTTCATTTTCATAAACCCGTTTAATAGGTTGTTTATTATCTTTTAAATTCAAAATATCATTCTCAATATCAGGTTGAATAAAATCATTGGTAATAATTTTAAAACCATTTTCATCATACCCATCTTCTTGAACGAAATCAATATTTCTTAATACACATTTACAATGTTTGTCAATAATACAATCTCCATCTTCACTTAATTCTCCTAATTGATTACATAATTCATCGAGTTTGTTTTTATAATCTCCATTTTCAATGAATGTTTTGGCAAGTTGATAAATAGACAAAGGAAGTAATTTAATATTCGATTCCTTACAATATGCCCAATAAGGACTTTCATCTTTATCAATAAATGGTTCTCGACAAAATAATTGATAAAATCGAACAATATCATTTTGTTTTTTGGGGAAATCGGATTGAGAACTAATTAAATCAAGATGTTTTTTATAAGGACTTTGTAATACTTCGGTTGTAATGGCAGTTTTTCCATAATCATATGCAATATAATTGGATTTATATAATAAAATATCATTTAGTATTTTATTTTTCTTTTGTATTCGAAACCAATATTTTATGTTTTCAATGAATTGTTTATTTAAAGTCTCAAAATTCACTTCAATTCGTTTATCGAATTCTTTAATAACATTTTGATGTGTATTTTTGGCAATATTAAATTTAAAATAATCAATAGAGTCACAAGTTTGTACTTCTTGATTTTTAAAACAATTAAAATCACTATTACAAAATAATGAATTGTTGTCCATAAAAGCCTCATGTTCAATATCCTTGTCTAATATCCAATGATCTTTTTGTCTTTTGTAATATTGCGTGATTTTACGTTTTTCATTTTCATTTTCATTTTCATTTTCATCATCTTCTTCCTCTTCAATTTCCAATTTATTTTTGAGAACTGGTTTGATTTCTAATATGGCATATTCCCCTTCTAATACCCATTTTTTACCTTCTATTAAACTTGTTGCAACCCGTTCTGCAGATTGTTTTGGGCAATTATGATTTTTTATTAATGCCTCTTTTAATAATTTTTTAAATTCATTCGATTTTATATTGGTTGTTTGTTGAGAATATAATTTAATTAAATGGTAAGGGGTATCATCAAATTCCTTGTCATAAACTAATAAAATTTTTCCATTATCTTTTTGTAAATCGCGCATAGAATGATAACGTTTTGACAAAAATCGGCGACTACAATTTTTAAATATGAGTTTTTTATCATCATCCATAGAACCAATCACCGGAGGTTGAATCATATTCATTAATGAATCATTTGTTATTAATGGTAATATCATATAAGACAACAAACTAAAAAACAATTTTTGATTATCAATATGAATCATATGAACTAATTGTTCACTTGATGTTAATTTTAAAGAAGAAGAGGGAGGTGGTGGTGAGGGGGAAAATGTTATATATTCATTATAATAATACTCTACTTTTTCTTTAAAAAATAAATCAATTGCATTGAATGGAGAAGGAGAGTCAATATTATAATTTGCATTTTTTAATAAATAAAATTTTTTGGAATTTTCAATACTTCGAGAAATATAAGATTTTATTTCTTGATTTACAAAAAACCGGATTGTTTTATAATTTCCATAATTAATATTATCAACATATAATAAAAAGGATTCTAATGATTTAATTACATCCACCATACTATATTTTTTTTGAAATTGATCTTTAAGTAAATTAATTATAGTATGATTATTTGGAATAACTGATTCTAAATAATTTCTAAAACGCAGATTGTTATTTGTAACATCCTCCTCATTAGTAGGATCTATATAAAATTCTTGTATTTTTTCATTTGAAATTATATTTGGTTTTAAAGATTTGTTTACCCCATAACTATCAATAATGGTCTTATCTTGATTAAATATTTTATGGAAATATAAAGGATTATGATTCATATTCGATCGTTGTAAAATATTCAATCCATTTGGTAAATGAATCATTGAATAATAAATAATGGGTAATGGCATAAATAATAATGATTTCATAAATATTTTGTCATTAGAGGTTAATTTGTTATGAATCACGGTTTGTTTTCCATTATTAAATTCTTGGTGTTGAGAACTAAATCCTACATCATATTTACGCATAATAAATTTTATTTCTCTACAAATTTCATTATTGATAATACTTCCACTAGCAAAAGAAGAATAATTACTTATTATTACATCCAATGGGGTATTAATTTCTTTATTATATAATAAAAAATTGGATTGATTTTCATTCTCATTATTAATAAATGGTTCAACAAAAAAATGATTTATATCTTGTAAATATTTTTTATATTTATCTTGATCCCCCCCTTCTGAATTATTATTAAAAAAAGTATCCCCATGATAATAATGTGTCCCTTTATTTAATATTTTTTCATATTCCGAAGAAGATTCATCTTCATCCTCCTCTTCTCCCCCTCCCTCTTCCTTTTGATTGATAGTAAAACCAAATCTTTGTTTTACTACGGGTAATATCCAATTTAATTTAGTATCCAAATTTAAAATATGTGGAATAAGTGGTTTATACAAATTTCCAAATTGTTTTTTATTAATTACATTTCCATTATTATCAAATAGAGAATATGTATTTCGTAATTCTTTAAATTTACCAACCAAATTATGTACATGGGTTAACATTTGAGAAGTACGTTTATTCATTGGAACAGTCGATAATAATTCATCAATAAGATCATTCAATTGAATTTCTAATCCATATCGTTTTTCATGTTCAGGTAATTCAATTAATTCATCGATTTCATCAATCATAATATTTTTTCCAAATATTTCATTCGCATTTAAATATAAATTTTGCAATTTATTTTTAAAATTAATTTCCGGAACAATATTTTTAGGTATATTCACATATAATTCTCCATTTTCATCATATTCGACGATTGGATCTTCTTCATTTTCATTCTCTTTATGGGGAACAATTGGATCAGGATCTATTCTATCATTGTCATCAATGTCAATCGGAGGGGATGAAATCGGGTCACGTAATAATATTTTATTTATAGGAATATTTTCAGGAATGCCTTTGTATTCAAAGTCAATATAAATAATTTCTTTTTCGGGATAGGTGGTGACCTCAATCATATCTTCCTCTAAATTTGTAATTTCTCCGGTTATAATCATAGGTAATTCCCCCCCTAAATGTATTTCAATCCAAGAAAAGGTACTTAATCCATTTTGACGACAATATCCTTGCTCATCTGCTCGACTCAATAAATTTATTTGTTGAATACTTTCATCACTAATAAAGCCAGAGGAATTAATAGTTAAAACTTCTAATTGATAAGTCGCCACATTAATTAGTTTAAGTTTAATGTTATCAATATAAGAAATATAAAATGTTTCTTCATTTATAGAATCATTAGAAGGTGCAAATAATTGTATAATATCTCCTAATTCTAAATGAAATGACTTGTCGTTTTGTAAATTTTCAATAATATCTGACATATGATATATTGTTATATATTTTTGTTATACTTACTTTACTTACTGTTTGTTTGTTATTAAACATTTAAATACAAATATATAAAGATTATACTATGTTTATATCATTCTCATTCTTTATTCAATCATCTATTTTAAAAAATGGAAATGACAATTGATTTTACCAACATTAGTGATCAAATTAAAAAAAAAACATATGTATCTAATGAAATTACATATAATATTTATAATAATTATCGTAATAACACTGATGAAACGTTGTCATTATTTCGTTCAATTATCACAAATGATGATAATCATAAAATTCTTTGTTTTGCCCCCCCAAGTTTATTAGAAATGAATAATTTTATTGAAAAATATCCATCATCCTTATCTATTCCTAATAATGATATTTTGATTAATGAATTGATTGAAGGAACAATGATTAATTTGTTCTATGATGAACGTATTTCTTCTTGGGAAATTTCAACCAGATCCATTTTAAAAGCAAATAATTGGTATTATAAAATGGATTACAATGATAAATCATCCCCTTCTCAACAAAAAACATTTCGTCAAATGTTTATGGAACATTTTTCTATTAATGAGGACATGAATACTATATTTAAATCACTCCCTAAAAATTGTTGTTATAGTTTTGTATTGCAACATCCAGACAATCATATTGTATTAAATATTCAAACGACCAAAGTATATTTAGTAGCAATTTATTGTATTAATAATAATAATATAAAATTCATTTCTCCATTAGAGTATGAATATTGGGGGTGTTTTGATGAATTTAAAAATAATAAAATATGTTTTCCTATTCAATTTACAGATCAAAAATATTCATTTACAAATTTACTAAAACAATGTTCTTTGCCTTCTTATGATACCGGGGTAATAAATAACGATACTCGTCTAGGAATTAATCCTCATATCCCACTCACAATGGGATTTGTTTTGACAAATTTAAACACAGGAGAACGAACAATGGTAATCAATAAAACATATGAAGAATTAAAAGTATTACGTGGAAATCATGTTAATTTAGAATATTATTATTATACATTAAGACAAAATATGAATCAATTAAATAAATTTCTTTATTATTTTCCTAGATATAATGACTTATTTAGTGGGTTTAAATCTAAAATTTTTCATTTTGTAAAAACAGTTCAAAATTATTATTATGAATTTTATATTAAAAAAAATAAAAATCAAATCCCTAAAAAATATTTTATTCATGTTTCCAAATTACATCATGAATTACATATTCCATTAAAAAAAATAATTACATTAAATGTTGTAAAAGAATATTTTGATGGATTTACTCCTAAACAAATGTACATGTATATTCATTATAATGAAAATCATAATGAACATCGTAAAAACAAAGACAAAGAGACAGACACCACCAATTTAATAGAATTCTCAAATGAGAATGATTTAATTTGTGAAAATGGTGTATAATATTTATTCTTTTTTAAAATATATAATTGCTATACCACTCGTTCCATTCGTTCCATTCGTGTTATATCCTCCTCCATTTCCTCCTCCTCCATAGTTAATACCATTATTCCCACCCGCACCTCCTGAACCTACGTTATTATAAGTTCCATTACTTCCATTACTTCCATTGACCTGCCCAGTACCTCCTGACCCCCCTAATCCACCAGTATTTGATTGAGTTGCACCTCTACCACCACCACCTCCTCCTCCGCCCGACGCAGTTACACCTGATATACCACTCAAATATGTGGAACCACCTGAACTACCAGACGACCCTCCACCAGACGACCCACCAGTAAATGCGCCTCCAGACCCGCCAACTCCAATTATTAAAGTAAACCCTGAAGATCTTACTAATTCGTTTTTGTATATATAACCCGACCCTCCTCCTCCTCCTCCTCCTCCATCTGCCCAACCACTAGGTCCTCTACTAGCCGCTCCCCCTCCCCCTCCTCCTCCACCCATTAATTCAACTCCATACAAATTATATTTATTATTTTCAGTGGTGGTTGTAGTATGATTTGATGTGTATGTAGCGTTTTTTGCAATACATTTATCGGATATTGCAATATTAATAGAATAATATTTAAAATCCGCACATTTTGTCATTGATGTAGGAGATTGTTGTGACATAGCAAAGACATTTCCATTGTATCCCTCCTGGATTAAATCATTTAAATCAATTCCTTTATAAAAATATTTACCCGCCATATAAATAATGATTAAATAAAAAATAATTCCAATAATTATATTATGTCATATTATATGTAGTTCAGTTTATTTTGAAAATAATTTATATATTTATATTAATGAATTATTTTATTTTGGATAAAACAACAAAATGCCTTTCTTGATTGATTTAAATATTTTATTTTTATAAATAAAATATTTAATAAATAATAATAATAATTATTTGGCACTGGAATAAATGAAGGATAATTTGTTTAAATTATTTAAATAATTCAACATGTTATGTTTATTTGAATCATTAATTTGAGATAATAATAATTTAAAATCATCAATTATTTTTAATATATCTGTTTGGTTTTTCAAATGAGATAAATCATCATTATAATTTTTATTAATAAAAAAGGTTAAATCACCATTTGATATTTCATTGGAATATGGGATTGTTATATAATTATACCAATATTTAATTAAAGTGGTTGGATTCATTTTTTTAATACATTCAAAGTTGGTTTTTCCAATTTGAATATCAATATTTTCCGGGAAAATAAAAATAATTTCATTTATAAATTCAAAAAAATAACTATTAAAGGCACGTAAAGTTGTTGTTTTGTCCATTTTTCAAATTGTTCATTTATTTTTTATATGGTTTATGGTTTTATATTGAAAATGAATTTGTACTTATATTTGGATTCGAATTCGGATTTGTATTAATATCTTCATTCCGTTTTTGTTGTAAAACATCAATTGTAATATTATTTGAAATTTTATCGGGTCGATATGTGTCAGGAGGGGTATTAATAAAATTAGGATCATGGGTTGCTTTTACATAATTATACATTTGTCGCATTCCACCATTTCCTTTTGTTCCTAATTCATCTGGAGTCATTTTATAAAATGTATAATTTTCCGAGACGATTCCATTATTTGTTCCATTTAATTGAAATGCAACCGGTTCTCCATTATAATTGGTTGCTTCATTATTATTAAGTGTAACAGATGGTTCAAAATGTTCTATAATATCTTCTCCTAATAATACTTTATATTTATCATTAATTAATAATAATGACGGTACACTATGAATATTTGGAGGAAGTGTCATTTTTTTTCCATTTTCAATAGTAATTATCATTTGATTGGTAATTGGATCTTTTGCTCGTTTATCAATGCATATAGAATTGATTTTATCGGAAAATCCGTTTTTTGCCAAATATTGAATGATTTTTTGGGAATGTTTGCAATAATTACTGTAAAATAAAATATCCATATGTTGATTTAAGATAAATTATTTATTTTTTTTATCCTAAATTATTATAAAATTGAAAACAATAATAATCAACAATTAATTAATACAATCAACAATCAACAATTAATTAATACAAATACAATGCAATTTAATAAAGAAACGACCCGTTGTTTCGAAGATGAATATTTTGAAGCAAAACGTAAAGAGTTTGCTCGGAATTTCATGTCCAAATTTACAATATGTATGCCATGTAACAAAATACCAAAATATATAAATGCATGTGTGGAATGTGGTATGGATATAGGAGATTCTAACCCAAGACAATACTGTGGAAAATTTAAATGTTTATTTTAAATACCACATAAATATATTTAAATAAAATAATAATAATGAGTTCAATTCCTGTAAAAATCGGTTGTTTATACTGTTATTATGAAAAAAATATATTATATAAAAACAATTTTATTTTTTTTTTGGAAAATTCAGAAACATTAATTAAACCGAATAGCTATTATAAACAAATTGATTATTATTTAATTTTAAATGGAGAATGTACAATCGATTTAACTAAATATAAAGCATTATCAAATGTTACTATAATTCATCGAAGTAATATTGGTTATGATTTTGGGGGATATAATGAAGTAATAACATCGAAATTATTAAAAGATAAATATGATTATTATTTTTTTATAAATAATTCAGTCATTGGTCCATATAAAAATATCAATTCCGATATAAATGAACACTGGACCGATTCATTTATTCGTTTATTTGCTAAATCGGATAATCCCACTGTAAAAGTAGTGGGTACTAGTATAAATATGATTCCTTTGGAAACAAATATTAAACAATCATTAATAGATTTGTATGGGGAAAAAAAAGTGTATTCTCACGTACAATCAATGTTTTTTTGTATACCACTCGATTATTTTGAATTTTTAGTGAGTCATCATTTTTTTGAATATAACAAAGCTGATAATAATTTTAAAGAATTAATAATTACAAAAGAAATCGGAATCAGTCAATGTGCGTTAAATAATGGATGGAATATAAATTGTTTATTACCAATTTATAAAGATATAAATTATAGATCAATTGATTTTGATATAAATAAAAGCTCCATATTAGGAGATCCATACCATCCCAATTCATATTTCGAAAAAAATATTGAAAAAACGGATGTTATTTTTTTTAAAAATACCCGTTTCGAGAAGTAAATAAAAAATATGATTAATTTTAAATAATATTGTATTATATAATGTTAAAACAGATATTTCGTAAAATAGTTCCGCCAAATTTGTTGTTTGAAATTTTAGAAAAAGTTTGTTTAAAAACAGAAAAGTATTATGTTATTGATTTAAATGCATACAAAAAACTAATCTTTCATAATTTACATGTAAAAATGGCCAATGATTTATTGGAATATTATCATGTATCAAAACAGTTTTATGTGACTCGTAAAATGACATATAATTCCTTTATAAATATTGTTCGTCATGTTTGTAAAAATTCTAATATAATGTATTCTTCTCAAATAAAATACAACGAATCTAAATATAATATTAATTATTATGTTTATTATAACAATATGCCGTCAATTGTTCTTGAATATAACGAAGAAGGAAAACCAGAAATTAAACATTCATTGTCTTCTTTATCTATTTCAAATACAGATTCTGATCAAATTTTATCATATGGATCCTATTCAAACGATGAAAATATAACATTTTAACATTTAATAAAAATAAAACCTTACTACAATTGGTTTCAAATTATTTTAATAAATAATTTGAAAGTAATTAATCAAAATTTAGAATGAATCAATATTAGAATCAGTAATATATATATATATATATTCATTTATTAAAACATGTTTGAAACAAAAAACCCATATTTTTATATTTTTGGATTTAGTATCATTTTTATAACCAGTTTTTTCGCAAATAAATTTAAAAAACATTTTGACGAGAAGGAAGATGAGTATGAAATGATAAAAAAGTATTTATTAAATGATTCTCCTTTGTATGGTTATAATAAACCCAAAATATGGATTCATACAAAATATGAATTGAATGCTCGAAAATGGAAGAGTTTTTATTCAAGAAATACTATGGATTTAAATCAACCCTATATTCATTTAACTGTAAAAAGTATTATCAATCATTGTGGAGATGATTTTAATGTTTGTTTAATAGATGATGATACTTTTAGCAAATTAATTCCATCATGGAATTATAATTTAAATATGATTGCAGAACCAATGAAAAGCCGGATTCGAAAAATGGGATTATGTCAACTTGTTTATTATTATGGAGGGATGGTAGTTCCCAATTCCTTTTTATGTTTAAAAAACTTGAAATCATTATATACAAATGGAATTATGGATGACAAACCGTTTGTATGTGAAAATGTGAATCATCATTCAAATATATCAAAAGAAAAAACAAAAAACTTGTTTATTCCAGATTTAACTATTTTTGGTTCTTTAAAAAACAATGAATTAATAAAAGAAATGATTGAAAAATTTAAAATTTCATTCAATTCATATCATATTTCGAATGATTTTGAATTTTTAGGAGATATACAATATTGGTGTTTAGAGAATGTTAAAATGAATAAAATGAATTTAATTGATGGGTTGATGGTTGGAATAAAAAAAAACAATTATAAACCTATTTTAATTGATGAATTATTAGGAGAACAATATTTAGACATTTCAAATGATTCTTATGGAATTTTAATTCCTGAAAATGAAATTTTGGAAAGAACCAAATATAAATGGTTTGCCGTAATGAATGGGGAACAATTATTAAATACAGATTTAATTCTTTCGAAATATTTCAAAAAATCAATGGTAGAAAAATATGAATATTATAATAAATCGTCTATTATTCCATCTGCCGTTGCTATTTAGTTTGACCAAAAATACCATATTGTGAGAAGGTAATAAATAATATTGCCATCATTCACTGCATCTGTGCCATCATTCACTGCATCTGTGCCATCATTCACTGCATCTGTGCCATCATTCCACTGCATCTGTGCCATCATTCCACTGCATCTGTGCCATCATTCCACTGCATCTGTGCCATCATTCCACTGCATCTGTGCCATCATTCACTGCATCTGTGCCATTCCACTTCATCTGTGCCATTATTTTGTTATAAATATTATATATACATGTATATATAATATAATATATATATATACATGTATAATATGAAAAATATGAATAAAATATTTCGTAGTGGTGGCGGGGGTATGTATTCCTTTTATAAAAATAGAATTGATTATTTAAAACAACAAATTTTAATAAAATTTTCGATGTTTGGGTTTGGAATAAATTGCAAATATGCAATATGTAATCGAATTCAAGGAACCTTTCCTGGAAATGCAATAGTAGAGAATGATTGTTTGCAACAATTAATAAACAAAGATTGTCTTTTTATTAATTCTCAGAATACAAATATTAATGAATGTGTACATTTATTAAAAATGTTTTTATTAAAAAATACAGAATTAAAATTGTATTTTTTAATCTGTGGAGAACCACAAATCCCATTTTGGATTATAGAAACATTATTACCACATGCCATTTCTTTTTATATTCAAAATAATCATTATGATCATCCATTAATACATAATTTACCAATTGGTATACGAGATGGAGAAGAAGTATTTAAAGAACATCAATATTTCAGTGGTCAATATTTATTAAATGAAACAAGGGTTTCTATTAATAAAGAATATTTATGTTTATTATGTTTTTCATATACCCATAATGAACGGAGAGAATGTGAAAATATTTTAGGAGGTAAACAGAATGAAGATTTTATTATTAATTTAAATCAACAAAATGTATATAATGGACAATTATCCATACATTGTGGAAAAGTACCCGTTTGGATAAATTATCAATATACACACAAATCACATTATGTTTTAAGTCCTTCTGGGGTAGGAGAAGCAACCCATCGATTTTTTGAAGCAATTGCATTAAAAACAATTCCTATTGTAAAAAAAACAAATACTTCATTTGACAAATTATACTATAGTATATATCCTTGTTTGGTTGTAAATAATTGGGAGGAAGTCACAAAAGATTTTTTATTGATTAATTTACAATTGATGCAAAATAAAATGACCCATTTTCATGAAACATATCCAAATTTTTTGGTTAATATTAATTATGAAAACATGTTTGATTTTTTTGTATAATATTTGGTTTTCTTGTTTAATATGAGTATTTCATTAATATTTATTTAATATATATTAATGGAATGAAAAGGAATGAAAATAAAATAAATGGATTTATAATACTGCATTACACATGTGATATAACATTCTAGCTTGTAAATATCCAATTGCACCAATACAAATTACATATACATTCATCATATATATAAACGAATTTTTTTCATTTCGGTATAACATAAAAAATATTCCAAATACATTTAATATTACAATAACAAGAGCAAAAACGGATAATAAATACCATAATATACAATATTGTTTTCCAAGAGGACCAAAAAGAGTATTATTATTCATTTGATATATATATATATATATAAATTATATTTTTTGTGCTAAATAATAATTAATAACAAACGCAAAAAATAAAATTATGCGTTTACAAAAATCAGTTAAAATAATTTTTTATTTTATTAGATATTAATAATGTACTCGGTTATGTCTAAATATGTAGATTTTATTAAAAATAAAATTTCAATTCAAAAAAATGACGAAATTAAAAATGAAAACAAAAACAAAAATGAAAATGAAAATGAAGAACCATTATTTGAAACATTTAAATTACCAATTGAATATTTAGAAGAAACAAAAACACATAAATTATCATCTGTTGTTTGCAGTGACTTAGAATTAACTACCCAAATGTATAATCATTTACTTCGCCCAACACATATATTTGCAAAACAAATGATTCCCAAATGGGCAGATAAATATACAACCGATGTGTTTTTTTTAAAAGATACTCAATTAGTAATTGAATCAATGGATCAATTTAAATCATCGTCTTCTTCTCCAGAAGAAAAAGATGAAACAAATACTACTGATATTGAATGTAAACAAATGATACAAATATGGAAATCATTAAAAGAAGATGAATATTTTTTGGATAAATATGGTTATATGGATTTTGAAATTTTGTTACATTTAAATAATTCGTCTTATTTTTTAGAAATAATGACAATAATTAATTTATTAACTCCTATTTATAATATTATTATTCCTTTTATAATATTAATTATTCCTTTTGTTTTACTAAAATTACAAGGAATACCTTTAACATTTCATTCATATATTGATATACTTAAACAAATTGCCAAAAATAGTAGTTTTGGAAAATTAATTTTAAATATTTATAATAATAAAGAATCCTTACAATCCACCAATTTATTTGGGATATTATTATCGGTAGTATTTTATTTATTTCAAATGTATCAAAGTATCTCTTCGAGTATAAAATTTTATAAAAACTTCTCCAAAATAAATGACGATTTAAATATATTTAAAAAATTCATTCATAAAAGTACTCTTCAAATGGAGAACTTTGTTTTACTAAATAAAAATAAACCATCTTATAATAAATTTTGTCAAGAAGTAACAAAACATGCCTCTGTTTTACAACAAATGACAAATGAATTGGCAAATGTCAACTCATCCAAAATCATCTATAATATTAATAATCTAGGTTATTTGTTGAAATGTTATTATTCACTTCATTCAAATGAAGAATATGAAGAAAGTATTCGTTATATGATTGGATTCGAAGGATATTTAAATAATTTACAAGGTATTTATGAGAATATACAAAATAAACATATTAATAATGCAAAATTTAGCAAAAAGAATTGTATTGTCAAAAATCAATACTATCCTCCTTTTATAAATAATTCACATGTTAAAAATTCTTGTAATTTAAATAATAATATGATTATTACAGGAGTAAATGCATCTGGAAAAACAACCGTATTAAAAACGACTATAATAAATATTATATTTTCACAACAATTTGGATGTGGATTTTATCAATCCTTCTCATTAAATCCATATACTCATATTCATTCTTATTTAAATATTCCAGATACTTCTGGAAGAGATAGTTTATTTCAAGCCGAAACACGCCGTTGTAAAGAAATCATTGATATAATTAATGAGAAGGATGAAAATAGACATTTTTGTATTTTTGATGAATTATATTCTGGAACCAACCCAATTGAAGCATCCAAATGTGCTTGTGCATTATTATTATATTTATCAAAATATAAAAATGTAAATTTTATGCTTACTACCCATTACATTTCTATTTGTAAAAAAATAAAAATGAAATCATTTACCGGGAAAACACCAATTAAAAATTATAAAATGTTAATTAGTCAACATTTAGATGGATCTATAAAATATGACTACAAAATGGAACCAGGAATATGTAAAATAGAAGGTGCCGTAAATGTTCTCAAACAAATGAATTATCCAAGTGAAATTATTCATTATGTACAACAACAACACGTTGTTTGTTAATTAAATTAATATATTTTTGTAATTGGAATATTAAATATAATTGAAAATAAATTTAATATTTTATTATTTTTATTATTAAAAGAAGAAGAAAAATATTTGATTTTATTTGATTTTGCCAAATAAAAACACCATTCCAATATATTTTTATAATGTATAATTGAAATATCTTTTTTTTCTGATTTTATATAATCAATAAAATAGGAATTATTACACATAAATGTTTCATTAAAAGACATTTGATGTGTTATTCTAAAAAGATAATAAGAATAATAAATATAATCATCATTGTTTTTATAATGTGTATCAAAATATAATATATTATTATTTATTATATTTTCTGTTTCTTCTGTCGTTGTTGTCGGATTGATTTTGATTTTTTTAAAAGAGTTGTCAAACAAGTTTTGTAAAAAGGTAATCATTGGTTTGTCTTTTGTTAATTTGTCTTCTTTTATTTCTTCTGTATTAAAATTAAAAACATCTTTAAATGCGATTGTAATTAATTCTTTAGAATTATTTTTAATAAAATCATTAAATTCGTCACTAGAATTTAAAATATGATCTACCTTCTGGTGATTTTCTTGTTGTATATTATTTGACGAAAATAAATAATATGGTTGAAAAAAATCATCTACTATTAATTCAATGTTATAGTATTTACATTTTTCATAAATATAAATTAATAGATTTATATAATTCAACAAATCAATTTGATGGGGGTGAATTGGTAACAAGGTTAATATACATTTTATCATTTTATTGTATTGAGAGAAAAATAATTTAAATTAAATTTATTATTAGGTAAAGAGAAGATACAATTATTTCAAAAATAAAAACATAAATATATTTTTGTAAACAAAATACTACATAAATAATGACATCTAAATTTTATTCATTAAATGATATTGAATCTTTATTATTTAATGATATTAAATATGTATTACCCGCCAATATTATTGAAATAATCAAAACTTTGGAAAATGAATTAAATGTTGCTTCAGAGAATAATATTTATTCTTCTTCTTCTTCTTCAATTGAAAACAAGAAAAAATGTAAACCAAATTCAAATAAATATAATAATAATAATTGGGAAAGAAAATCATATTTGGAAAATGAAATTCAAACATCGATTGTTTTTAAAAATACCAAAATAGAAACAAAAGAAGGAATTGAAAAACATATAAATGACATTCGTATTTATTTAAACAAGTTGTCCGATAAAAATTATGAAATACAAAAAAATTTGATTGTAGAAAAAATAAATATTATAATTAATGAAAATAGTGATTGTGAAAATAAAGAGGATTGGCAAGAACAAATATATAAAATTTTTTATACAATTATTATTTCAAATAAATTTTTTTCTGAATTATATGCTAAATTATTTAAAGATTTAATTGATATAAATAATTTCGAATTTCTTTATAATTTCATTCATAAAGAAGTTGTTCAATTTCAATTTACAATTGATAATATAAAATATGTAGATCCAGATACTGATTATAATGAATATTGTAAAGTTGTTAAAATAAATGACAATCGCAAAGCATTGTGTTTGTTTTTTATTAATTTAGTAAAAATAAAAATATTAAAAATTAATACTATATATAATATTTTGCAATATTTTTTGGAACAAAGCAATATACTAATTGAAACAAAAGATAAATTAAATGAAGTCGAAGAAATTACCGAAAATATTCATATTATTATTGCAAATATATTCTCATATATTCAATCTACTATAACAGAAGAACATCATACTATTTGGAAAAATACTTTATTACCTCAATTAATAGTTATATCTCAAATGAAAATAAAAGATTTTCCAAGTTTGTCAAATCGCGTAATATTTAAATATATGGATATCATTGACATAACAAAAATAAAAAAATAAAACTCTTCTCATTTAAGTAGGGGAATATTTTTTATATTTTTTGTCAAATCAAGTGAAAAATTGAATATATTATTTTTATTTTGAACACATAAAAACAAATATTTATATTATATATTTATTAAATAATATAAATGTCAAAATACTTATCCTCTCGTATTAATGAAAATGTTAAATATAAAGAAGTGAAAATTATTGATGATGAAGATAATGGTCATACTTCTTCTCTTTATATAATAAACATTTATGGAGAAGATATAGTAATTGCATTGGGAAAACCCAAACATACATTTGCAAATTATAATATTATTTATTTCCCAATTTATTTTGTATTTCAAGACATTATTGAATTACAAATTGGTATTTATGAAATTGATATGCATAATGCATTAAATGTATATGATAAAGAAGGCGATGTTAATTTAAAAAAATTAGGACTTCCTATATTTTATTCTCATTTAAACAAATCAGTGATTTTAGAATTTAATTTAAAACAAAATATTAAATTTTACGACAACAAACCAAGTCCTAAAAAACATACAGAGGATGCCGAGAATGATGCCGACGATGCCGAGAATACAGAGAATGATGCCGACGATGCCGACGATGTTTTTAAATTAAACAAATCAAAATCCAATGAATCCTCTCCCCTTTCATCGAATCCAAATGAATTATTCATCCCTTCAACTAAATCAATGAATATAATATCTTTAGAAGAAGAAACAGAATCTATTGCAAATCAAATAAAAAATGAATTCAAAAAAAAATCTCAAAACAAATGGATACAAAATTTTACAAAAAATAAATATTATGATATTGTTGAGAATGAAGGAGGAGGGGATTGTTTTTTCGCATTAATAAGAGATGCATTTAATACAATTGGACAAATAACAACTGTACAAAAACTTCGGGCGATTGTGGCATCTAATTTGACGGAAGAAATATTTAAAGGATATGTTTCTTTGAATATGGAATTTGAAAGTACAAATAATAGTATTAAAGAAGAATTAATTAAAATAAAAAAAGCAATCAATGTATTTAAAGCAAGATTAAATAAAAGTACAAATGAAACAGAAAAACAAGAAATCACCAAAAATGGAAAACAATTATATGTATTATTTGATAGTAAAAAAAAAGAATTGAATGATAATAAACAATTTCAAATAGAATCACTTGGATATATGTCAAGTATTAATACTATAGATGAAATGCGAGATTATATAAATAGTTCAAGATTTTGGGCCGATACAATGGCTATACAAGTGATTGAAGATGTATTAAAAGTAAAAATGATTATATTAAATAAAGATCATTATTTAAATGAATCCCATGCCAATATTTTGAATTGTGGAGAAAAGGGAACTAAAAATGTAGTAGAACCGAAATATTATATTATTGCTTCTTATGATGGTTCTCATTATGAATTAATTACATACAAACAAAAAGGTGTTTTAACATTTATTGAAATACCATATGATTTAAAAATATTAATTGTGAATAAATGTATGGAAAAATCAAGTATTTTTACTCTAATAAAAGAGTTAAATGATTTTAAAAGTAAACTAGGAATTGTAGAAGAAGAAAAAGAAAATAATGATGATTTAATTGATGAAAATCCCAATGAACCTATATTTGTATTTTATTCAAAATCAATGGATGGACCTCCTAAAAAAGGAACAAATGAACGTTTCAATACTTCTCAATTATTAGAATATAATAATTTATTTAAAATAAAAGATTGGAGAAGAAAACTAGATGATTCATGGATATTACCATTTACAGTAGATGGTCATAAATGGGCATCCGTTGAACATTATATACAAGCATGTAAATTTAAAAAAGGATTTCCAGATTTTTATATATTGTTTTCATTAGATAATCCTAGTGATTTATCAAATGATATTAATATTGCTAAAATAAATGGAGATATGACCAAACGCAAACACGCCGAATTCCGTCCAAAAAATGTAAAAATAGATGTAGATTATTTAGAGAGAAGTGAATTCGAAAGAGAAATTGCAATTTATTCTAAATTTCATCAAAATGACGAATTAAAACAAATGTTGAATTTTACTAAAAAGGCGATTTTAAAAAAATATATTAAAGGTTCTCCTGCAATTACAGATAATATTTTAATGAATGTTCGTACTAAATTAAAAACACCTTCTTCATCTTTATAAATAAAAATTTTACTATCATTATTTCTTTTTATACATAAAGAAAGAAACAATGAATTTAATGACTCCGGTTTCTAATTACTTAAATTCATTTATTAAAGAAGAATTTAAATCCAATTTTGAAATATTGGATAATTTGCAATTGTCGAATGTTTCTATTCATTTTATTCAACAATTTATTCAATTTATAGAGAATGCATATAATGCATTTAAACATACTCCATTTTTAGAAGAAAATATTCATTATAATGATTCTATTCCTTTTGGAAAAGATAGTAATGTAATTCCAACTATTATTAAAGAAAATATTATAAAAAGCCGAAAAATCGGAAAAATATACAAATTTGAAATAAATAAACAACAAATAATTTTAACTATTGTATATCCATTTTCAACCGATGAAAATTATCGGAAAATTTCCAAGAAAAAATCCAATTTGTTTTTTAAAAAATGTTGTCAACGAATATTTTTATGGTTATATGTTGCAAATAAATTCAAGCAAATGAATTGTTCAAACACTATTCATATTTATATTTATATGACCGATTTTTTTAAATTATTACCTACCAACCCTACCACCTTTGATATAATTAATGTAAATACTGCATTTACTACTAGTTGCCAGGAAAATACAGAAATACATATTTTTCGACAAGAAGAATGGTTTAAAGTCCTTATTCATGAAACATTTCATTGTTTTGGTTTAGATTTTTCAAATGATATTAATATAACTAATCAACTTGAAAAACAAATAGGGGATTTATTTAATTTAAAATCAATAAATATTAAAACATATGAAACATATTGTGAATTAAATGCAACTTTAATAAATATTATTTTTTGTTATTTTTTTTATATGAAAACACAGAAACGAAAACCAAATCAATTTAATATTGCTATTTTTAAACAATTATTATTACAAGAACAAATATTCTCAGTGTTTCAATGTGACAAAGTATTGTCACATATTGGGTTTAAATATAATGATTTTTTATCTTCTCAAAAACAAACTATTCGATCAGAAGATGAAGAATATAATATTTTTGTTTATTATATTTTAAAATCAATTGGATTTGTTTATATTAATAATTATATTGAATGGTTAGTAAATTATAATAATAATTCTTTGTTATTTGATATACCAAATGAAATAAATAACCAAATGTTTTATAAATTTATTCAAAGTAGTGTAAAAAATAATATTTATAATCATATAATCAATAATATTCATGAATGGAAAATACAAAATCATTTGATAATTGGAGAAGATTCATTAATACAAAATACATTAAGAATGACTTTATGGGAATTACAATAACATAAAATTGAAATATTCAAATATATTTATAATTTTGGTAACACAATTAATTTATATTAATCAATCAATCAACCAATCAATCAACCAATCAATCAACCAATCAATCAAATGAGGTGCTCTTTTTGCAGATGTGTTGGTCACAATAAAAGTTCGTGTACGGATAGTAGAGTGGTTTCGATTCAATTAACTTATATTAATAATATAAGTCTAATGGTATGTTCTGCTTATACAAGAAGAGATTCTCCACTTACCTTAAAACAGAATATGGAAACATGGCTTAATAGAGAATCCGTTCTTCATTTAAAGTTTATTTTTCAAAAGTTGAAACATAATACAAGATTATCATTTGTTGGTATTGGTTCTGTAAATTCCAAGAGAGACATTATTCATCAAATTTTAAATATTGTCTTTTATGATTGTGGAATAAATTTACAAACAAATATTATTACCAACCGTATAAATGTTTATCGAGTAAATCCTCCTTTAATTTTACCAATGGTCACTGAGTGGATTATCACCAATCGGGATATTGCCCCTCCAGTTGCCCCACCCAGTACCCCTCCAGTTGCCCCACCCAGTACCCCTCCAGTTGCCCCACCCAGTACCCCTCCAGTTACCGCTCCAGTTGCCCCACCTCATCGATCTATTTCTAGAAGTATGTCATTACAAGATCAATTGGAACAGTACTCTCGGAACGAAGTCGATGACCCACCTGCACCTCAAGCACAAGCGGCACGTATGCAGTATCGTACACCGATGCCGATGCCGATGCCGATGCCGATGCCAATGCCAATGCCAATGCCAAACCTTATTCGTACACCACCACCAAGGAATACTGTAATAAAGGTATTAAAATTTGACGAGGTATGTAGTGAAAATGAAGAATGCCCTGTTTGTTATATTGAGTTAGACACTACTTTTGTAAAACTGAATTGTTCTCATAAATATTGCAAAAAATGTATCAAAGAATGTGTTAATTGTAAAATACTAAATTGTCCGATGTGTAGATCACCTATTACTCAAATATTTACTCAAAATTTATCTGTATTTTATTCTAATATTTAATAACAAAAACAAAAAAAAAACAAAAAAAAAATAAAGGGTAAAACCTTTTTTTTTGTTTTGGAATTTGGAATTATTTATTTTTATTTTTCAATAACCACCATCCCCCCACTCCGACTAAAATAATTAATATTGTCCACGCAGTTAAATGGTCTACATAATTCATTGTTTGAATTGCTTCAGGGGGTAGTTTATTAAATTCGTCTTTATATCCTGCCGGTTTAAATGGTAAAAAAATCCATCGTCCAAATGGAAAAACAGTTGGTTGCATTTTGTCTTTGCATTCATATGAGTAATCATACCACGCCAAAGCAATATATGGCAACCATAGTAAAAATAACAATATAATCCAATTTTTAGGTGGTAAAAACCAATATCCACCGGCAATAATAATTGTAAATATTATACATTTTATATTAAATGCAAAAGGATGATTTTGAAAAATACCACCAGACATTTATTAATATAATTATTATTTCTTATAATTAATATTCATTATTATCTATTTTACAAATTTTTGTTTGTGATTATAAATTAATTAATTGTTATTGTTTTGTCTAAAGTACTTTACTTTCCTTATTTTTCTTTTCAAATTAATAAAAAGTTTAGTTTGATTTTTTTATATTACTCCCCCAAAAAGATTTATTTGTCAAATAAATATCTAATTTATTTAATGATGGTGGGTCGAGTGGATATTCTATTTGTTCTTGTTGTTCTTGATCAGATTCATATGGAAATAAAACATCCTCATCTTTTTCATTGATATTTATCGATTCAAAATGTTTAAAACAAATATTCAAAAATTCATTGAATGATGTTTGTAAATCATTTGAAACAATACATTGATTATTAAATAACATTTCATTGATTAAATGTAATATTTGAGTATTATATTTTTGTATATTTGCGGTTCGTTTTATTTCAATTTCAAACTTGTCAGGATCATTATTAGATAAATATTTATTAAAATGTTTTTTGTTTGTTAATAATTCAATTGTTAATTGATCTAAATGATTCATAATATAAAATATGTATTGTTATTATATTGGAATGAGTAATGCAAATTTAGGAAGAACCTCTGAAAATGCAACAATCCGTAAAATATTACGAGACAGTTGGAATCCCGATACATATGGGGATAATACCCGAGGAATAACACAATTTCGTGCAATATATAATTTAGGTGATTTTTTAGGACGTAAAGATTATAATTGTGGAGGACCGAATCCATTAAATGCGAGTAAACCAGGATTAAAACGTAAAATTGGATCTCTTATATCAAATTGTGACAATACAGGAGTCCCAGGATCCTCTGGAAATAGTAAATTTGTATCAGATTCTTCGGATTATACCCGATTTCGAAAAGAACGAATATTTAATAAACAATATAAGGATTTAAAATAAATAAAAAGACATTTATACATAAAATTGAAAAAGAAACAATCCAAATAAAAACAAATTAATAAGAATTTAATATATAATCCAATCATAATGAAATTCTGTATAAAATGCGACAATATGTATTATATAAGAATTGATGAGACCAATGAATTTAAACTAACCTATTATTGTCGTAATTGTGGACATGTAGATGAAACATTAGTAGAAGAGGGAGTTTCTGTATTAACCACTCAATTGAAAAATAGCGGACATTCATTTAAACATATTGTAAATCAATATACTAAATTAGACCCTACTTTGCCGCGAATACATAATATTAAATGTCCAAATATGGCATGTAAAACAAATAATGAAGAAGGAATTGTTCCTGAAATTATTTACATGAGATATGATGATGATAATATGAAATATTTGTATATTTGTGTAACCTGTGATTTTTTATGGAAAACAGATGATACTATGTCATAAAGAATTAAAAGAATTATATAATTTAAATATTTTATAAAAATATAATATTTAAAAACAAAAACAATCACTTCATTTTTTAATTGTAAATATATATTTATATGCACAATGTATACGTAATTTATTTTTTTAATGAAACAATCCGTTTCAAATAAAAATAAACGATTCAAAAAACATAAAAAAACGGTTAAAATATGTTCTCCAATAGTACAACAAAAAACGGTTTTTGAAAATACATGTATGTCAATTGATGCAATTCAAGAAATTAAAAAAGAATATAATAAAAATATTGATAAATCAAGACATATTAATACAAACAATCCATATGATATTTGGAATATTTTAAATGAACGATTTACGAATTGTAGTGATTCGTCTAATAAGGATGTGTGTTGGTTAAATCAATTAAAAAATAAACAAATTAGTAAAAAAATAAAAGAATATATTTTTGTTCCAAAGAGTCCATTTACATGGGTTAAAAATCCGAATGAATGGTTATCCAATTATGATATTTTAACAGTTTTGAAACAATATGAAAATGCATATCCGAATTTTAAAACCATAGACCCTTCTCCAATTGATTTTGATACAAAAATATATAATAAATGTGTAACTCCTGAATTATGTGATTTTTCGTTAAGTATGTATTTAAAAAATAAAATTACTAAAATTGGTATTGTCTTTAATTTAGATAAACACACAGGAAAAGGAAGTCATTGGGTTTCATTATTTATTGATATTAAAGATAAATTTATTTTTTATTTTGATAGTAATGGCAGTGAAATACCTCCTGAAATAATTATATTAAAAGATCGAATTATTCAACAAGGGAAATCTCATGGTATTCATTTTCGTTTTTATAATAATGTTAATAATCAACATCAAAAAGGGAATTCTGAATGTGGAATGTATTCTTTATTTTTTATAATTACCATGTTAACGGGAAACATCCAAGAATATAAAAAAAATTTATCATTACAACAAAGAATTAACATCTTTTGTAAAAAAAGAATACCAGATAAATATGTTGAAAATTATAGACAAATTTTTTTTAGAGATTTTGAATAAATATTTAAATTGATTGAAACTTCTCATTATGTAATATAATGACAACCTCTCAACAAATTTCAATAGCATTATTATCAAGTAATATTAATACTAAAATACAGAATACAAGTGGTAAATTAAGCGAATTAATTAAGGCAATTGGTGAACTTGAAAAATTAAAATCAAATAAAACAATTTTTATTCCTAAAGAGGATATTAAAAAAAAAAATACTGAAATTAAAGAACTTATTAATAAATTAACAAAAGAGATTAGTGAGATTGATAAACTAATAGGAAATGTTTCAATTTTTAATAAAGCGTTTAATAAAACATTTGAAAAAATAAGTAGTAGTTTTTCATATTTATGTGACAAACTGAAACTTACTAAAAGTGGTAACCAATCGACTTTAAAAATGTATCATTTAAAAAAACCTAAAACCCCATTAAATACAAAAATAAGCATTGGATTTGAACCAACAATTGGAGCAATTGTGTATAGAGTAGCCAACGCCACTATTACACCATACACCGCTTCTGTTTCCGGTCCTGCCGTTTCCGGTTCTGCCACCACTTCTGCCACCGCTTCTGTTTCCGGTCCTGCCGTTTCCGGTTCTGCCACCGCTTCTGCCACCGCTTCTGTTTCCGGTCCTGCCGTTTCCGGTTCTGTCACCACTTCTGCCACCGCTCCTGATATTATGTTTGGAAAAATACATTTAAAAGATGGGACAAACTGGGTGGTAAAAATGGATGATGAATCTATGGAAATTTATGATGAAAAAATACATACAATTGTTGATATTGTTTCTCAAAATTATAAAAAAAATAAAAAGATTGATGATCAATTAACAATATTAAAAATGATGATTAATGGAGAAAAGGATTTTTTAAACCAATATGATGAGAAATTAGTTGAAACTAAATTAAATGCAAAATCAAAACCCATAAAAACGGGTGGATTTTATTCAAATAAAAGAAAAACAAAAAGAATTAACAACCAAAATAAAAGAAAAACAAAAAGGATTAAAAACAGAAAAAGAACAAGATATATATATTAATGAATTTATTTGTAAATCATGAAAATCAAACAATTTTATGGAACACAATAAATAAACATCCTTTATTTGAAAAAATAAAAACAACTCATGAGAAGGATCAATGGTTTCGAAGAATGATTGAACAAACATATATAAACGAAAAAAACAACAATAAAACTTTACAAGAATTAAACCGAGAAACAATTGCCAAAATGATATCTATATTAAAAAATGAAAATGAAACCGAATTAATCCCAAAAACACCCCCCGAAAACAACAACCCACCAATTAATAATTTTAAAAACAACAAAACATTTGATGAAATTCAAACAGAATATAAAAAAATGTTATCAAAAAATTCCCCCAAAGAAATTGATTTTAAAGAAAAAATAACAGATGAACCGATACATGATATGAATGAAACATTAGAAAGAATTAAAAAAGAACGGGAAAATATACCACCTTTATTTCCCTCGGGGGAATCATCTTCTTCTCAACAACAATCAAATGAAATATTATTATTATTAAAAGAGTTTAAAACAGAACAACAAAATATCATGAAAACTCTTTTAGAAATACTGGATAGGTTACCACCGGTAAATGCGAATATGTAAATATTAAATTTTAACAAAAATGTTTTTATAATTTTTAATAAATTTAAAAAAAATTAAAAATAAAACTATAATAGCCAATATCAATATTAAAAATTGAGTTATAATTTGTACTGGAATACATTCAATGGAATATAAATTAGGAATTAATATTAATAATAATATAAATAATAAAATATTATATGTTCCATTATTTAATGTTAACATTCCAAGTTTAAATATTGATTCCCACCATTCTTCAAAACAAGGGTCTGATAATAATTCAATCTCTTTTTCACATTCTTTATCAACTTTGGATTGGGTTAACCCAATAAATCCCATAAATTCATCTTTCCAAGTAATTCCATCTTCTGTATTAATAATACTAATTCCAAAAAGAGAATTACACCATAAATATAAAAATAAAATAATGGTTGCAATTTTTATTGAGAACATGGCAATAATAAATTTAATAAACAAATAAATAATATATATTGCCGCTTTTACAAAAAAAGGAACAAATAATGATTCGAATTTTTTAGAAATAAAATTAAGAATTTCTATTGGACCAGGATTTTCTTTAGTAAATGTAACAGTTTCATTAATCATTTTATATGCTTGAGTAAAATACAACATACCAATGGTTGCATTAACAAAAAATAATATAATTGCAAAAAAACTGGAAATGTCTGCAGTCGAAAATAATAATTTGAAAATATTAAAAATATTACAAAAATAGACAAAACAATAAGATACCCATAAAATAATAAGTCGTTTTAAATTATGAAATGGTATCATATTAAAATATAATGGAAGTTTTTCAAAATTAAGTAAAAAATTATTCATTAAACGCACAGGTTCCAAACAATATAAAAATAAAAAATCAACCATTGATTTAATAAATGGATTTTCAACATTGATTGTTAAATCAAATTCTGTTAATTGTACTTTTTTTGTGGGGTCTTTTAATGATATTTCATGTCGAAATATAATCAAATAATACCAATTATACATAACAAAAATAGATATAAAAAATGATAATAATGCATATACTGTTTGTTTTAAAATATTGACATCATTCTCAATATTATTATTTGTATCTGTTTTAGCAAATTTTAATTTATTATTTAATTTATCAATTGTATTAATATATGGTTTACAAATAAATTCGGTTAATCCATAATCAACAATATAATATAAAAAGGTGGTATAATAAAAAGCGTTTTCATTAAAATTATCCATATTTTTAAAAATACTGTTTTTTGTTTCTTCAATACTAAATGATTCTGTGGTATTTTGTGTGGTATCAAAGGAAGAAGGTTGTTGGAAATTCTCGGAAATTGGAGGAGTGTTATAAACATTTTTTAAAATCTCATTTTTTTTCTTTTTCTTTTTTAAATTTTGCATTTTTTCTTGAATATCATGAATGTCGTCGTTATTGGATTTTGTATTATTGGCATTCACCTGTGCATTCGTATCATCCTCCATTTGATTAAAAAATGAAAATGCATCGACATTTATTTTAGGAATATCAAATAATAATGTATTAGGAGTTTTATTCCATATAGTTTTACTTTCATTCGACATATGTTATATATAATATTATATAACATATTTCATTTTTACACGTAACCCAATGTAATCACATTATTTTATCTTGCATATAACATTCCACAATTTCCTCCAATAAATGATAAAATATTATATCTTTCTTCAAATAAAACCAAATTATAATTATATTCAAATATTTGGGATCGTTGTTTACTATATCCAATGATTTCATCATTTCTATCATAGATTAATTCATTTGTTTCATTTGTATTAATTTGAGGAGTAAATGTAGTTATTTCTAATTCTACATTTTTAAATTTGCTTAAATTAATGGCTCCAGATGGTTGATATTCAAAAGGATTTGTATTTAAACAAAAATTATAACAATAAATTCCATCTTTTGCAGATCCTTGGGTTCTTGTATATTTTTCAATATAATCATATACCCCTCTTAAAAAGACATTTTCTCTATAATCTCCATTCAGTAAAATACCCATTGTTTCTAAAATTTCACAACGATTATTTGGAGAAAAATCCCCGGTCACATGAATATTTGTTTTTCCACCATTGGATGGATTAATAAATGGACCTTGATATAACATATTTCCATCATAATTTGTATATTGAGACGCCGGAATAATATCAGATGGTATAAATCGAAATGGCCAATTTGTATAATTACTCCATTCATTTCTCATATAAACATCATTTCTTCGTAAAAACCACATCCAACTCGAAATCATTCCATTTGATGTTAAATTAATTTTACTAGTTCCAGTAATATTTAAAAATTCATATTGAAATACATCTTTAACTAAATACATTTGTTCTTCTGCCGCAAATAAATCGGCTTCTTCTTTAGATAAAAAACAATAAGTTGAAATTAAATGTATATCTGAACTCCATGTAGTGTTTTTGTTTAAATATTTATCAACTTCAATATTAACATCCGGGGGTGTTTGTAAATAACGATACATTTGAAATTGAGGCAAAGTAAAATTGGGTTGAACATATGGGTAATTATATGTAATATCAAAGACATCTCTTACCATAAATAATTCTTGAATTGGACGTAATGTTATGGTTATATGAAGTTCATTATATTGCAAAGAAACTAATGGAAACGCACATTTACTATTTAAAGTAAACCAAGTATTAATAGGTATATAAATATTTCTGGAACGAATAGATGGTTCTGCTCCATTGACATTATTGGTATAATATGCCGATGGATATGTATTTAATCGACTTTCTGTATTTCCAGGATCATATAATTCGGGAATATTCCCAGACATTCTATTTAATAAATCTTTTTTTTCTGAAGAAAAATCCCGTTCAATCATTGCATGCAAATATTCTCCTGAATATTTTTGGATAATTTGAGAACCACAAGTAATTACAATTTCTTTAATAATATGAGTACCAATATCTCGAATCCAACAAAATTCATAAGGTACCCAATTATTACCCGTTTGGTCATTTGGATGATAAATGGGACTCCATATATCCGGTAGATGAACAACTAAATAAGTATCCATTAATAATTCGGCATATCGTGGAATTTTGAATGTAAAAGTGGACGGTTCTGATAATCTTAAATCCCTTAATCCTTCATAATCAATCCTAAATTTTTGCAGACCAAAATTTGTGTATTTAGAATAAACTGCTTTAAAAAAGGTTTTGGTTGGATTACCAGTTAAGAAAATGTTGTTATTTCCATTGGCAATAATGTTAAATAAACCTCCTGCCATAATAATGTAATAAAATACAAAGATCTTTTATTTTTATTGTGTATAAATATAATATATTCAATTAAATGTCAATAATTCGCATTTTATTGATTTTATTTGTTATTTTTTTGTTTTCAATAATAGTATATAATTTATTACAAAAACGAAAAATAATATTACAAAAAATAGAGAATGAAAATAATAATAATTCAATAGAATCTTTTTTTGGATATGAATTACCCAAATTCACTCATATTATGGATAATTTTAATCAAATGATTGGAAATAAATCGAATTCAACTATTGAATATGAACCCGATGTTTCTTCCAAAATCAAATTTATCATGTTAAATAATAATGACCCTAAATTAAAAATTAATATAAGTAATGTTTCAAATAATGAAAATTATTTATCTTTACCATTGCATCAATTATATATAAAAAGTTCTTTTAATTCGGCTTTAATAAATAATAATATTAATTCTAATATGGTAAAGTATATTTTAACTCGAGGTTGTAGAATGTTGGATTTTGAATTATATTATTTAACAGATCCAAATGATAAAACGAGTAAACCCAATGCATATGTTGGATATAATTCCTATAATGATGCAGTGAATTCGAGTACCCAAAACGTTGTTCCTTTTAATCAAATGATGAAACAAATTCTGGATTTTGCATTTTCCCATCAATTTTGGAAAGTTAATAAAAACGAACAAACATTTACTTGTCCAAATCCAGAGGATCCATTGTTTATTCAATTACGAATAAAAACGACTGATATGAATAAAATGAATCTTTATACAATAATTAATGAAACAATCAATGATTTATATTGTGATAATTCTTATAAGAATAATTTTTTGTTAATGAATAATGAACAAAAAATCAATTTAAATTCCCAATTAAAAATAATATTAAATAAAATCATTTTTGTCTTTCAATATGATGATTATATTGCAAATAATAATGCAAATTTCTATAATAATTTATTAAAATTGGATTTAAATAAATGTAAACATACAGAGAAGGGATATTTTGCATATATTATAGTAAATAATGGGAGTCTAAATCAACGTTATTATAGTAATATTAATACACAAAAATTTATTGCAACCCCTCCAGTTATTAAAGGAATCAATGAAATTAATACAGACCAATGGTTTATAGTACGTCCAGATGAGAATTCAATTAATAATGTTGATACATATAGTGGAATCATTAATTATGGATATCAAATTCATATGATGCAATATGATAAAAACGACATGTTTTTGCAACGAAATGAACAAATGCATAATACATTCGGGTCTGCATTTATTCCTATGGGAATGGTTGTGCGATATGTAGAAGGAATAAATGGGGTTTATAAATAAACTATTTTTATGATTTATTAAAATATTATTTAATATTATAATGAATCATAAAAATAAAAACCAATGTGATAATAAAATGACATTTGAGGAATGTGAATTAACAATATTACGTAATGCAATTGATGAAAATGAACATATAGTAGGAGAAGAATTGGTAAATTCAGATTCTATTCAACAAATAATTACAATTTTAGAAGAATTTTTAATCAAAAAAAAATTATTATGTTATGGTGGAACGGCCATTAATAATATATTACCAAAACATGCACAATTTTATAAACGAGATATAGAAATTCCTGATTATGATTTCTTTTCACCAAATGCATTAAAAGATGCAAAAGAATTATCTGATATTTATTATAAACAAGGATATACAGAAGTCGAGGCGAAATCAGGAGTTCATTTGGGAACTTATAAGGTTTATGTTAATTTTATGCCAATAGCAGATATTACTTATATTAATCCATTATTATTTAATAGTTTAAATAAAGAATCCATTAATATAGCCGGAATTAGATATGTACCTCCTAATTTTTTAAGAATGTGTATGTATTTAGAATTATCGCGCCCCAAAGGGGATATTTCAAGATGGGAAAAGGTATTAAAACGTTTGAATATTTTAAATAAATATTATCCATTAAAATATAATAATTGTTTACATTTAAAAAACCCAAATCAATCACAATTATTTAATAAAATAATGATTCATATTCAAAATTCTTTTATTGAACAAAAAGCAGTTTTTATTGGTGGATTTGCTTATAATTTATTTGCAAATTTTATTAAAGATAAACAAGGTAAACGCATTTTACAAAATAATAGTATTTTAAATTATGATGTATTACATGAAAATCCGGAGAATTGTGCATTTATTATTATGGACAAATTAAAAGAGAATGGAATTAAAAATGTTAAACAAGAAGTGATTCCTCCATTTGGGGATATTATTCCAAAACATATTGATATATTCGTTAATAACAAAATATTAGCAACTATTTATTCGCCTATTGGGTGTCATAATTATAATACTATTTTAGTGGAGGATAAAGAAGTTAATGTGGCTACAATAGATACAATGTTAAGTTTTTATTTGGCTTTTATATTTTCTGATCATTATAAACAAAAACGGGATGGTATTCTTTGTATGGCAAATCAATTATTTAATATTCAACAATTTAATAGAATTAATCAATTTGGTTTATTAAAACGATTTAATATTCAATGTATTGGTAAACAACCCACATTAGAATCCATCCGTCATGAAAAAAATGAAATGTATAAAAGATTATCAAAGGATAAAGATTCAAAAGAATTTGAGACTTATTTTTTAAATTATAATCCAGGGAATATAAAACCAAAAACTACATCCACATCCACATCTACAACATCTAAAAGCAAAACATCCAAAACAAAAAGAAAAACATTAAAAAAACGTTAACACATTTTGAATTACATATTTTGTTCAATTAATATCCATATTTGCAAAATAAAAAAAAGTATGACCAATACAATTAAATTATTTGTTTGATTATTAGAGGATATTAACAATTCATTATATTTACTTATTGTATTATTCGTAAAGTTCATTTATTTTTATTTTTTTTAATACAAATATTATTTATATGATTTTATCTTTTTATGAATTCTTAAAAAATGAAATATCTCTACGACATATAGGACAACATTTATTTTTAATTTTTATCCAACATGGAATACAAAGAATATGATCACAAGGTGTATTTGTTTTTGTGGGTTCCATACATACAGAACATTGACTATCTATGTTTTCCTTTTCTAAATATTTTTCAAAAACAACGTTTCGAGCTCTATGTTTTATACCGATTTCTTTTGTTACAAATATTCCATCAATTTTTGAAAACTCCAATATTTCCAATAATTCTAACATTTTGCTAATAAATTTTTGTATAATATCAATTGTTATATCTGATTCTTTGTCAAATTCGGGAAACCAATCATTGTCTTTCAATCTACATTTATGAAGATAACAATGGTTAATATCATAATCATAATCGGTTTCATTAATATGTCGATCTTGAATATGAAAATACCATTCTCCTTTATATATATAAAAATAAAATTCACAAGGCAATTTATCTATAACCACATCAAACCGGTCTGAATAACGCTTATTATTATAAAAAGGTAGAGGGTTGTTGAAAATAACAGTAGCGTAAGTCTCCATTTATTGTTTATTGTTTATTATTTATTGTTTGTTTGTTATATTTGTATTATAATATATAAAATGAATCAATTTTATAATGTTTCAACATATTTTTGAATATAAATAAACATATAATATACAATTCCAAATAAGATTGATTTGAAAAGAATGCCGTAATTATTAATATTTCCATCCACTTTAAATAAATTAAAAAAAAACAATTTGGTTTGCATAAATTTATCTAAAAATGGTAATTGAAATAACATAAAAATTAAAGTAATTAATACAGGTGTTTGTATTTCATTTATAATATCATTCATTAAATGTTTGCGATATTTTGATGATTTATGATGTTTAATTTCTTTTTCTTCTTCTTCTTTATATTCAGATTTAATATAATCAGGAGAATGATGATTTGGAATAAAATTCGGTTTGATTTCTTCATCTTGCATATAGTCAATTGAATCCATACGAATATCACGAGAAGGGATTTTTTGTGTCGGGACATTTTGAAAAGTGGAGGGTTGTTCAAGAGAAGTGGTAGAAATAGAAATAGAATCATTTAATCTGCCTTGTGTTGGTTGTGGCATGGGAATTTGTGGCAAAACAATACTATTATTACTATATGGATTTGGATGAACATTTATAGGAGTATACGCAGTGGATTGTTGTTGTCCAGACTGACCAGTTGAATCCGGCAAATCTACAATACGGGTAGATGTAACATTTGCATTGGAATTGGACATTAAAAACTATATAACATATATAATGAACTAAATGTTATATAGATGAACGAACGAAGAACGAAAACGAAGAATAAAAAATAAAAAACAA